CGATCCCGAAGGCGGCCGGGTCAACGACCACCGAGGGTCTAAGGCTGGGGTGTCTGAGGTTTTCCACCGCAATCGGCGCCCGGTCTTTGCGCGATGAGATGGGGAGCATAGCATCGGGGACGGCGCCTTGGAACGCCGCCCCCGTTTCCGAGTCGTGCAAACCAGGAAAAGCCGTGAACAGGCCATGCCAAACATAGATCGACCCCCCGATTCTGCCAAGCATTTCGAGGAGTCGCTCGAGGCGCTGGTGCGTGGCTCGACGCCTCGCCAACCGCCCCCGCCCTATCGGCCTTACCCGGGCGACCACCCCTGCTCAGTGTGCGGATCCGAGCTCGCCTTCGTCGCGACCGGCTGGCCGCGCTCGCCGCAATGGTTCTGCCGCCAGCACCTCAAGGAGTTTGTCTGTGAGCTCCCCTCCAGCCGACAAGGTCCAAGCCTTCCAAGCCCTGTGCTGGAGCCGCGCCTCGCGCTGGAGGGCGGGAGCTATCGCGGCCGAACATGACGGCGATCGCTGGATCGGCCACGCCGTCGATCCGCTGCAGGCCTGGGCGGAAGCGCACGGGCTGATCAGGGAGATCGGCCAGGACGCGGTCCAGGCGATCATGGCCGAGGCCTTCGCCGATGAGTGATCCACCGGACGAGGATCTCGACGCCTTCATCCCCGAGGAGGGCGCGCCGCCGCGGCGCGACAACGTCACCGAGGTCGACTTCAAAAAGCCGCGGAAGCGCAAACCGCCGACGCCGCCGCCAGGCGGCTTCGCCAGCTGGTGGGACAAGCTGCGCCGCGACAACGGCCGGGTGATCCCGGATCTCGCCAACGTCCTGATCGCGCTGCGCGAGGACCAGGCGCTGGTGTTCGCGATGGCGTTCAACGAAATGCGCCAACGCTCGATCGCCATGACCGAGTGGCCGCTCGGGCCCCGCGCGCTGGCCGGCGAAAAGCCGCCGCACGAAATCGGCGACGACGACATCACCCGGCTGCAGGAGTGGCTGCAACACATGGGCTTGCCCCGAATCGGGCGCGAGATCGTCGCCCAGGCGGTCGAGGCGTTCGCCCGCGAGCGCCGCGTCCACCCGATCCGCGACTGGCTCGACAGCCTGGAGAGCGACGGCGGCGAGTTGCGCCAGAACTGGCTCTCAGTCTGCCTCGGCGTCCCCGACGACCCCTACCACCGCGCGATCGGCAAGATGTTCCTGACTTCGATGGTGGCGCGGATCTACGAACCCGGCTGCAAGTGCGACTACATGATCGTCCTCGAGGGGCCCCAGGGCGAAGAGAAATCCCGCTTCTGCCGGGCGCTCGCCGGCGGCGACGAATATTTCTCTGAGCATTTGCCCAGGATCGACAGCGACGCCGTCCGCCTGTCGATGCACTTGCGCGGCAAATGGCTGATCGAAGTCTCCGAGCTCTCAGCCTTCCTCAAGGCCGACCCGGAGGCGATGAAGCACTTCGTCTCCCAACAGAACGAGCAGTACACGCCGAAATACGGCCGCTCGGAGGTGCGCGAGCCGCGCCAGTGCGTGTTCATCGGCACCACCAACGAGGACGAGTATATCCGCGACGTCACCGGCGGGCGGCGCTATTGGCCGATCAAGGTCCGGTTCGTCAATGTCGATCGCCTCGAGCGGATGCGCTCGCAATTATTTGCCGAGACTGTGCTCGCCTACCGCGCCAACGAGGCCTGGTGGCCCGATCGCGCGTTCGAAAAGGAGGTCATCACCCCGGTCCAGGACGCCCGCCAGTGGGAGGACGCGCTGACTGAAAAGGTGCGCGAGATCGTCGACCCGCTGTCGGAGATCACGCTCGGCCAGCTGGGCGTCAGGCTCGGTTTCGACAACGCGCGCTTCGATATGTTGGCGCAAAAGCGGGTCGCCGCCATTCTGAGAAAAGCCGGATGGCGCAATGTCCGGTCCTGGGTCGGCGGCAAAATCTGGCGCAAAACCGAATAACCTGCACCCCTGCACGCGTCTGCACCCGTGCTCCCTACTTAGGGGTATTTCCCCGCGCAGGCCCATGTACCTCTTTCCTGGGGCTATATAGGAAATACGCGTGCAGAGGGGTGTAGGGGTGCAGGTCTGGATCTCGGCCGGCGGCCCCAGGACGGAAGAATTTCCCAAAAAAAAATGGAGAACTACGGCCCTTTTCTGGGGAAATTGGGCAAGTGGCCGCTTCGCTGGCGCGCATGCGCCGACCCAGAGACGTTCCGGGATGGGCACCGTGTCAATATTGCAACAGTGTAGTATAGCGGCCACTGTGGCGCCTCGATCACAGTATAGCCTAAGTATCACAGAGTAGTTGCAAGAATACATCACTCGACTATACTTGCGAATACTTAAGCTATACTGTGTGATGCCAATGTGATGGACGTCATGCAAAAGAGCATGACAGGCATGCGAACATAGCGCGTGACAACGTCACACAGGTGTGTGAGAACATAGGGGTTTCGAGTCACGTCACACACCTGGAGAGCTACAGTGCAAAATCGGATATTCTCATTCGACGATAACGCCAAAGCAGCGAAGGCCGCGGCCTTCGGATACCTCAACGCCATTCACTACCTGGCGCCGGCTGAGTCGGGCGGCGCCGGCAATCTGTGTGCATTCGCGTCACCTGGTTGCATCGCGCTTTGCTTAGGCTGGTTTTCGGGGCATGCGGCAATCGGCGAGACGAACAACGTACGCGACTCGCGAATCGCCAAGACTCGCCGGTTCATGCATGACCGCGCGGCTTACATGGTCGACGTTGTGCGCAGCATCGAAGGCCTGCAGGTGAAGGCGGCCGGCCGCAAGGTGAAGCTCTGCGTACGCATGAACGGTTCCAGCGATGTCCCGTGGGAGTCGATCAAAACCGCCGACGGGCGGTCATTGCTGGCGCTTTTCGACGGCGTCCAGTTCGTCGATTACACCAAGTCTGTGAAGCGCGCCTTGCGCCACGCGCGCGGTGAAATGCCGGCCAACTATCACTTGACGTTTTCACGGTCGGAAACGAATCACCTGGAATGCCTGTGGGTGCTGCAGGCCGGCGGGAATGTTGCGGTTGTTTCCAGCTTGGCGCGGCCGGCAATCTGGCACGGATTCCCGACCGTCGACGGCGATAAGCATGACTTGCGTCACCTGGACGGGCGCGGCGTTGTGGTGTGGCTTTCGCCCAAAGGGAGCAAGGCGAAGGCGGACAAGAGCGGATTCGTTGTGCGATAACCCCACACAGTAGGAGTGAAACAGATGACACGGAAACAGGCATTCGATGAGGCAATGCGCGCGGCGGCCGAGCGCAAGGCGCGCGAGGTTCGCGAGACGGCGGAAACGCTAGTCGACGATCGCGGCCGATCGAACGCGCTCGCGTGGGCCGAGCATTGCGCGACGCGGGATCCCGCGGGCGGATTCTGGCGCGCGGTGGCGAACGCGATTCGGGAGCTCGCGCCATGAGGCGGGGCAACGACTGGGAGCGGCGCTACGGGCGCCGCCGGCGGGCGATCGATCGCGCGCTGCTCGAGGAGCTCGAGCGGCAGATCGGACTCGAGGAACTCATCGCCGAGCTCGGGTCGCGCGATCGCGAGGAGCTCGAGCGGCGCGAGCGGCTGGCGCGGGCCTTCGGGCGGCCGGCTTAGGTTGAGCCAGGTTGAGGCTAAGGGGGGCCCTTCGGGGCCCTTTTTTTGTCGCCGGCGGATATTTCGGATTTTCGCCCAAAAACGGGATCGCCGGAAACCGGAAAAAAATCAATTACCGGATCTGAAATGTAGGCCTAGACGCCACACAGTTGGCGCGTGGCCGGGGTCTGTAATCCTAGATGCCATGACACCGGGGAAAATACCCCCCACTAGGCGGGCTTCTAAAGCGATCTGAGGGGACGTTGACTTTCCGAGTCCTGTCCTGCCATTGCACACACCTTATATATATGCTACACCTGTGTGGCGTCGCCTGACGCGCATATAGGAGACAGAACCAATGAAACTGAAAGTCAAGGATCGCGAGGCGTTCATCATCTACCAGGCGCTGAACGCGCGCTTGGTGACGCTGAAGAACGCGCGCCAGCACAACGGGAAGTTGGCGACGCGCATCCAAACCACCGAGGCGCTGATCAAGCGCCTGTTCCCCACCACCCCCGATGAGGAGGAAGTCTGATGCCATTCACCCCGATCTGCGTTGCTTGCGCTCGCGAAATGCGATGCCGCAAGAACGGGTACTTTTTCAAGGACTACCAGGCCGCCGCGGTTTGGGCGGGCGACCTGTTCGAGTGCGAGGGCTGTAAGGCCAAGGTTGTCGTCGGCGTCGGGCGCGAGCCGGTCGTCGAGAGTTACGAGGAGGGATTCGATCGCGCCGCCTCGCACAGCGGGTTCGAGCTCACTCGCAGCGCCCCGGTCGATCGGGAGCAACGCAAATGGACCTGAACGAACTGGATCACTTCGGGCGCAAATTGCTCGTCGCCCTCGAGCCGGTGCGCGAGATGCCGGTCAACAAGCTCATGAGCCTGTTCACCGTCGCCATGAAAGAAGGGCTGACGGTCGACGACTACGCCAAGCGGGCCGGGATCTCGCCGACGACGATGTCGCGCCACCTGCTCGACCTGGGCGAGGTCGACCGCAACAAGCACGCGGGCCTCGGCCTGGTCGAGGGCCGCACCAACGTCACCAACCAACGCGAGAAGGTCTACGCGCTCACGCACAAGGGCCGCGCGCTGGTCACCAAAATCGCGGGAGCACTCCGATGAGCGAGGAGCGTTACGACGTCTGGCAGTACCTGCCCGACGATTGGCACGAAAAGGTCGGCGAAGACATGTGCGCCGTCGACGCCGTCACCCTGGCGCACAGCTACACTACCAGGCCGGCCGCCCTGGTCGGCATCATCCGCATGGTTCGCATCATCGCCCGCGACGACGACACCGTCGCGTTCGAGTGGCAATTCGGCAAGGGAGTGACGTTCAAATGAGGACGCGCGAGGAGCACCTGGCCTGGTGCAAAGAGCGGGCGCTCGAGTACCTCGACGCCGGCGACCTGGCGAACGCCATCACGTCGATGGGCTCGGACCTGCAAAAGCATCCTCAGACGCAGCCGTCACCCGTGCTGTTGCGCCTGGCGATGATGTACTACGACCAGGGCGACCCGGCGGCGATTCGGCGCTGGATCGAGGGCTTCCGATGACCGGCGCCCTCCTCGTCATCATCGTCCTTTTGCTGGTGTGGATCGCGGGCAGGGTCGAGCGGATCGAGAGGCACGCCAGGCGCGCATCGATGAGCGAAGTCGACCGCGACATGGACGAGATCAACAATGGGCGGATATCAAGCTGAGACGGGAAGGGAGGTGATTTTAGTGGCGAAGAAGAAGCAGCTGTCGTTCGACAGCAAGTGCTATGATCTGGCCGAGCATTTCCTCGAGGACGAGCCGACGCTCAACAACGAGGACGCGCGCAACGAGCTCGCGCAGGAGATCCAGGAGACGGTCGAAACCTGGATCATCGACCAGCGCGACAAACGGGACGTAAAAGACCCGGCCTAAAAAACCGCCACCAGGTCAGCGCACCCGGTGGCGATTATCGCCAGACACGCTTAAGCGTGACGCCTCGTCCGGAGACAACGGGCGAGGCGTTTTCGCGTCTAGCACGGGAGAACGGTTGTGAACAACCGTAGCGATAGGCAGGTCCGCGCGCTAACCCGACAGTTGTCCGCCGCCCTCAGTCGAATTGCCGCGCTTGAGGCGCAAGTCGAGCAACTGCCGGTGCCAGGCCTGACCGCCTGGCCTACCCCCGACACGGTGGCGCAGGGGTTCCTCGCCGGGCGCTGGCAACGCCGCGACGGCAACATCTACCAGCAACCCCTCGCCAACATCCCCGAAGCGCCCTCCGACTCAAATTATTACGGTCGTTATCAGTTGACCTGGCAACCCGTGGTCGAGGAAGCGCCAGCGTTGACGGCGCGGCGATCCGCCGCCGGCTGGGCGCGGGCGAGCGCCGGATCGGATGTCACTTGGCTCAACCTCGACGACATCCTCGTGAATTACCAACCCGCCGGAAACTACGCGCCCGCCGGAAACTACCTGTCGCGGGATGGCGGGCAGATGAATGGCCCGCTGATCGCGCGGGACGGCGGCAGCGCCACCAATCCGGGCCTGGCGATCGGCGAAAATTCGACCGGCTTCTGGCGCACCAGCGGCAATCTTTTGGTCACGTCCGTCGCTGGCGTGGTCGTGACTCAGATACAGCCCGCCCTCGCGGCGTTCTTCGTTCAGGTCAATTTCACTGGTAAGGCGCTCGCCGCCGTGGGTGATCCACTCGCTGGCGATGACGCGCTTAATCTGCGCACGGCGGAAGCGCGCTACATGCCAGCGGACGCGGGTCTACGATTGGACGGCGGCACGATGAGTGGCCCATTGAACATGGGGAACCATCTCATCACCGCCGTGGGCGATCCGGTCGCTGCTAATGATGCTCTCAATCTGCGCACGGCGGACGCGCGTTACCTCCGCGCCAAGCCGGTCGTTTACGACATCGCCGCCGACATCCTTGTTCCAGCAAGCGGCGCTTGGACCCTCATCGCCACCGTCCCCATCACGCTGCCGTCCCGCCCCGGCGTCACGTCGCTGCTTATGGTCAGCGTGAATTGCAATCTGAAAGGCGTCAACAACGTCAACGGGATTGGCGTTCGTATCCCCATCTCGCCTACGCCTGACCAGCGCGTCTTCGGCTTCGGTCCCAGTGCGACCGACCTTAGCGCCGGTTTCTCCGTCAATTTCTTCGTTTCCCCCGGCGCTGGCGCAACGACGTTTAGTGTCCCGGTGCAGATGAACGCCTTCCCCCTCACCGGGACTGCGCCGGATGCTTACACAGTCGTTGGCGGCAACGCGCTTGTGCTAGACCGTTCGCAGATTGTCGTCACCGACCTTGGACCGGCCTAGGAGAAAAACTCATGGCGAAGGCGAAGATCGAGCCCGAAGACAATGGGCTGGGGCTCGACCCGCTCATCGATGCGCTGCTCGAGCACCTGCCGGCGCCCGGCGACTACTTCCCCAAGGAAGATCGCAAGCGGTGGCTGCAGATCCTCGAGATGGCGCTCGAACTGATCTACGAGGACGAGCCACGCCCCGAGGCGACGGACGCGCCGCATGGCAGCACGACCTAGCATTCGCCAGGGCATCTACGCCCTGCTCTCGGCGGTTGAAATCGACACAAAAGAAGGCGGTAGATGCCACGTCGACCCGTGGATGTCGCAGCGCCTGGTCATCGATGCGGTGGCGAAAGGCCTCGAGGAGGACGTGCATGAGTTCGTCGTCCTCAAGTGCCGCCAGGTCGCCATCACCACCGTCTGCAGCGTGATCGAATTATTCTGGGCGCTGGCCAACCCCGGCGTGCAGGGCGCGATCATCGCCGACCGCACCGACAACCTCGAGCGGCTGCGCCGGATCTTCGCCGCGCTGCTCGAGACGCTGCCGACCGAGTGGCGATCGGCCGAGCACCGGCTGGTCAAGGACAACCGCAACTCGATGGTGTTCGCGAATCGCTCGGTGATCGACCTGATGGCGGCGGCGACCAATCCGGACCTGGGCGCGAGCCGCGCGCTCAACATGATGCACGCGACCGAGTGCGCGCAGTGGAAAAGCCTCGCCGGCGTCGAGAGCCTGAAGGCCTCGCTGGCGCGGCTCAATCCGTCCCGGTTGTATATCTGGGAATCGATCGCCAACGGCTACAACTGGTGGTTCAACCACTGCCAACAGGCGAAGAAGGACCGTCACATGCGGTTCATCTTCATCGGTTTCTGGGCCAACCCGACCTATGCGATCGACAAGAAAGACCCCGATTACAAGATCTACTGGGACGGGCACCTCACCGACGACGAGCTCCTGCTCGCGCGCCAGGTCAGAGCGCAATACAAGGTGACGGTCACCCCGGAGCAGGTCGCATGGTGGAGACGGGAATCGGAGTTCAGCGCCCCCGAATACATGGAACGCCATTATCCGTGGACCGAGAGGCAGTGCTTCGTCGCCTCGGGTTCGTCTTTCTTCCCAGCCCGTCGGACGTTGGAGATCCACGAGAGTCTAGCGGAGGGGCCGCCTTACAAGGGCTACCGATATATCTTCGAGGATGCCTTCCTGGGCTCCAGGATCGTCCAGACGACGAACCGCGACGACGTGATGCTCCGGGTGTGGGAGCCCCCGGAGGAAAAGGGCGTGTACGTCATCGGCGGCGATCCGTCGGGGGGCGGCGGGGGGGACGCTAACGACCACGCCATCCAGGTCATGCGCTGCTATGCCGATCGGTTGGTCCAAGTCGCGGAGTTCGCCTCGAACAAGCCCCTGACGTACCAGTTCGCCTGGGTGCTCTCGCACCTGGCCGGCGCGTACCGCGACCACCTGGCCAACATCGAGGTGAGCGGCGTCGGCGCCGCGGTCCTGCCCGAGGTCCGCAACCTGCGCCAGCTGGCCGAGCGCGGGATCCTGCAGGCCGAGCAGGACTCGGATCAGATCCTCAACATGATCGGGGCCGTGCGCTGGTTTTTGTACAGGCGCGCCGACACGCTGGGCGGGGCCGGAAATGTGATCGCGTGGAAGACAAACCAGGACAATAAGCACTACGTCTATTCGGAGCTCCGCGATTCGCTGATGCTGCGCCGGGTGGAGTTCCGCTCGATTCGGCTGGTGCAGCAAATGCAGGCGATCGTCGAGGAGGAGGGCTGGATCGGCGCCGGCCCTGACACCGGCGAGAACGACGACCTGGTCAGCGCGATGGTCTTGGCCCATCACACCTGGACCGAGTGGCGGCGCGCCGGCCTGATCGCGCGCAACCTGACCTGGGATTCGGTCAAAGGCGAGCCGCCGCCCCAAAACGCCGGAACTGTATTAAGCTTCGCGTTCAGCGAGCACATTCGTCGGATCAACACGAAGGTGGGCGCGAGAGCCAGAGCGGAGAAATTTTGATGCCGAAAGCACCGCAACCGAAACCAGATCCCGATCCGCCCGAGCCTGGCGATCCCACCGAGCCGGAAGTGCAATCGCAATCGACGCCGTCCCCGAGGCCGACTGGCCCTAACAACCTGACCTTCGGCGAGAAGGCCGTCGGCCTGACCTTCAACCCGAGCGGCGATCCGACCGTGAACGAGCTCAAACGCGAGTACGCGAAGATCATCGACCTTTGCCACATGAAGCGGCAGTCGCTCATGGGCGGCAGCGAGGCGCACCGGCTGTGGGCGATCGCCATCACGACAGCGCAGGACGCTCAGATGTGGGCCGTGAAGGCGGCGACCTGGAAAGACTGACATGCGCAGCCCGCTCGGCATCGTCGTCGTCGTCCTCCTGATCCTAATTTTATTCGGGGGCTACGCCGGGCCTCGCTTCAATCCAAGCTGGCAATACGGCTACGGCTACGGCAACAGCGGCTTGGGGATCGTCGGCGTGATCCTCGTCGTGTTCCTCATCCTCTGGTTGCTGGGCTTCGTCTGATGACCGACTGCCCACGCTGCAGCAAACCCGTGAAGGGGACCGGCAAGACGGGAATGTGCCGGGCTTGCGCGTGTGCCCTGTCGAACAGGAAACGCAACAACCCGTGGAAGCGCCACGGCGTGAGCCGTCGCAGCCGCCGCAACGCGCCCGTCACCTTGGCGAGCACGTCATGATGGCGATCCGGCAACTCATCCAATGGTTCAAATGCCGCTGGGGCTGGTGCGGCGGCGACGTTGTTTCCGGCTGGCATGACGGCGTGTTGTGGATGGGCTGGAAGTGCCGTCAATGCGGCGCGGTGCGCCACTATGCGCCGTCAGCGCCGCTGACGAGAGTTCCGACTGGTGGGAAAGAACTCTGATGCCGATCGCGCGGTCGTACATGTGCGGCGAGTGCGGGCACATGATGGAGGTCGTGCTCTCGGCCGACCAGTGGGACGCGCCGCTGCCCTCCTGCGAGGAATGCGACGCGCGCGAGGTCAATCAAGTTTTCCGGCCGCCGGCGATCGGCGGCTCGCTGCGCGCCAAGGCGGTCGGCATCGCCGAGGACATCATGGCCAACGACTACAACGTGGCCAACGCCAAGTTCGACAACAGGCAGGGGGCGACGCCGAAGGTCCGGTACAAGGATCAGTCGGGCGCGCTGCCGCCGGCGGCCTGGCAAGCGGCCCAACAGACCCTGCAGCAAGCCGTTGACATCGGCCGCCAGCACCGCCAGCACCGCTACAGCGAAGGCCCGCAAGGCAATGGGCTTGACGTTTTGAAGGCGGCGCTCGACTCGGGCCAACAGCCTGACCTGATCGCGGCCTCGAAACGGAGAGCCATCAAGGTCTGGTAGATGTCGCTCAGGATCCCGAAAAAGGAAGGCTACCTCGAGCTCTGGATCAAGGAGATCATCGACGAGTGCATGGCCTCGAGCCAAGAGCGCGGGATGGTCTATAGCCGGGCCGCCCAATACTACTACCAGGGCTGCATGGACAATAAGGCGGCGATCTTCAACAAGACCAAGCCATTCGTCGACAAATTGGCGGGTTTCTTGATGCAGCCGACCGACGTCCGATTCCAGCTAGTCTACGATTCCGGCGAGGACGAGGACGTCCTCGATCGCGCGCAGCTGGTCGGCGAGAAGCTGTCGACCGACTTTCGGCAGACCGACTCCGACGTCCACTTCTCCGAGGCGGTCGTCTGGGCCCTGGTCAACGGGTGCCAGCTGCTCAAAGTGATCCCCGACGGCGACGGCGGCTCGTTCCGGATGGGCCCCGTGCATCCCCAGAATTTCGGCGTGCTGAACGAGACGACCGTCTCCTTGGACGAGCAGGAGGCGTTCTGCCACGTCTCATTCCCGACCATGTCGCGGCTGCGCTCGATGTTGTCCGAGCACCCGCGGCGGGACGAGCTCCTGGCGCGCATCGACGAATCGCGGCCGACCGAGCGGGACGAGGAAGACCAGAGTTATTTTCACCAAATGGTGGTCGGGGGCTTGCAGCCTCTCGGCGACGTCGGCGACGCCCCGAGCTCGGCCGCCGGCATTGTCAACGTGTTTCCGGTGCCGACCCCTTGGCGGCCCCAGCGGCGGTTTCAGCCGACGGTGCGCCACTGCGAAATCTGGATTCGCGATCGCGAGCGCGACGGCGACTGGACGACTATGCAGGTGATCTACCCCGACATCGTGCTCGAGGGCGATGACACGCGGCGCAACCTCTCGCGCGTCCCCGGCAAGTCAAGCTTCGTCAAGGTCCAGGGCCAGAACACGCCTGGCTATTTCTGGGGTAGGTCGATCATCGCCGATGTGCAGATGTTGCAGGATCTGTTGAACAAGAGACTGCGTGACATCAAAATAATGTGGGACAGAAATGTTAACGCGCCACAGGTTTTCAGCGGATTCACCTCCATCACCGAAGAACAATACTACAAAATTGTCAATGAGGGAGGTTTCATTAATGATCCAAATCCCAATGCAAAGGCCGCGAAACTACTGGAGCCGCCGCCGGAAAATTACCTCCAAGAACTCGAGTTTATTTTCGGCTTGTTTGATGAAGCTAGCGGCTTCAGCCCGATCATGTCCGGACAAGGCGAAAGCGGCGTCCGCGCTGGAGTCCACGCTCAGACCCTGGTTAGAACTTCATCACCCCACCTTATCGATCAGGCCGCTCGAATTGAGCGACAACTGGCCGACACCGGCTACCTCGCCCTCCGCGTCATGCAAGCCATGGACGCGCTCGTCTACAAAACGGAGACGGGCACCGAGTTCCTCCTCTCCCAACTCCCCAGCGGATTCCAAGTCGCCGTTGACTCGCACTCAGCGTCGCCGGCTTTTGCTGAGGATAACAGGCAAGTTGCAATCGCTTTGGCGCGAGCAGGCGCGATCGATTCCGAGGACTTGATCCACATGCTGCACCCGCCCGGCGCCGAGCTCCTGCTCGCGCGCTTGCGCCAGCGCCAGAAGGCCCAGGCCGCGGCGGCGAAAGAGGAGAAAACCGAGGAGCTCGTCAAGGGCGTCCTGGGCTTCCCGGTCGGCGGCCGGCGCGGCGCCGCCGCCGGCGGTGGACGAAAACCGAAGTAGGGGCTATTTTTCCGCCGTCCCGGCCCTTATCCCCTAGGGCGACCGCACCAACGGGATGACCGCCCCGCTAGTATTGCCCCCCGATAGACGCGGGGCGGCCTCCGGGTGATAGCAGATGGCGAACGGCGACGTAACAGACGACGATCCCTCACTAGGGCAGGGCCAATCTCCAGGCGCGCCTCCGGGCGGTGGCGGTCCTCCAGGTGGCGGCGGCGCCCCAGGCGGTCCTCCCCAGCCTGGCGGCGCCCTCGCCTTCCTCGCCCGCAACAAGATGGGCCCGCAAATCTCGGCCCCTGGTCCCGGCAACATGGCCGATTCCATGACGCTCCTGAACCAGGCGATCCAGATGATCCAGCACGCCGCGCTCGGCCTGCCGCCCGGTTCGCCGTTGCACCGCGACGCCCTGCAGAGCGCGAGCAAGCTGTCGCGGCACCTCGGCGGCACCGGCGCGTTCGGGGCCGGCGCTGGGGTGCAGAAGACCGCCTGGCAGGACCAGCTGCGCCAGACGATCAAGAACATGATGCTGGCGCGGATGCAGTCGGCGGGCGCCGGCGGCGGCCAACAGGGCGGCGGCGACGGCGCGCAGGGGCCGGCGCAAGCGCCGATGCCATCGACGCCCCTGCCTGGGTCGTGATAACCGTGAGCCGTCTACTCAAACCAGGGGCTCAATTATGAACAGATTGCTTCTTGCCAGCGCAGTTCTCGCCTCGGTCGCCACGCCGGCAGCGGCGACGCTGCAGATCGAGGTCTTCGACAACGGGACGCTGATCGATAGCCTTACGGGAATCACCACGGGCGCGGCTTCGCTCGTAGCCAATGACGCGAACTTCAGCAACATCACGGTCGCCGCGCAGGGCTCGCCCATCCTGCCGAATGCCGATCTATCCAGCGTCACGCTCGACGCGACGGCGGCGGCGGGCTTTACCGGCGCGCACATTCTGACGGTCGATATCCTGCAAAGCGCCATTGCCGGAATCGGCAACACGCTCAGCACGTTCACCGTCAACGGGCTCACCAACGACCCCGGCCCGACGACCGAATCCACCTTCGCCGATGGGTCGCTGTTGGCTTCGCACACTTTCCCAGTCGCGCTGCTCGATGGCGCTTTCGGACCAGTCTCGGCGGCGACTGGCGCGTTCACATCGGACGAGACGCAGTTCGCCGTGGACTTCACCGCGCCGCGGCAGTCGTTCGGCGGCTCGATCCAGCTGACGACCGGCGTTCCCGAGCCCTCGACCTGGGCGCTGATGCTCCTCGGTTTCGGTCTTCTGCTTTGGGTAGGAGGTAAACATGGCTCAAAATCGAAGCTACGATCCGCCGATCACTTCGCCGCCTGAGACGCCGCCTCGCACCATCCTGCAGGTCGACACCCAGTCGGAAGTGGGCGAGTGGGGCAACATCCCCAAGGTGGTGCCGAAGCCCGAGGGCGGCGTGCCGCTGCAACCGAATATTGTTGGTAAGACCAACAACAACTGAACGACCAAGCGATGACCGCAACGGTCGGGGGTGGCGAGCCGTGTTGAGGCTAGATGTCCACCCCCACTCATCGGAGCCGTAGATGCCGCGCACGATTTCGGACGAGGAATTTGCCTTCCTGCAGAACAAGCGGATCACCGCCGACTTCGTCGAATCGATCTACAACGACCCGGCGCTGACCAAAGAGGCCAAGCGCCTAATCAAGAAAAAGTACCCGACTCTCGCCATTCCGGATCTCGATATCGAGGACCGGGTGCAGGCGCAGATTGACGCCGACCGCAAGCAGCGATCGGACGCCGAGGCCTCCGCGCAGCGAGCGCGCGAGGACGAGAAGTGGCGGACCCAGCGCAAACAGGTCCAGGATGAGTACGGGTTCACCGACGAGGGGATGAAAGACCTCGAGGGGTGGATGCAAGACAAGGGCGTCGGCGACTACGAGGTCGCGGCCCGATACAGGGCGGCTAAGAACCCAAAGACGTCGGAACCGACATATGACACCGGCTTTTGGCACCATGAAAGCGCGCCAAATTTTGCCGAGATCGCCAAAGACCCGGAAGCGTGGGGACGAAAGGAGATTTTAGGCGCGATCCACAAGGATCAGGAGAGCGCGAGAGGAAGGTAAACTCCCATGCCAATCCTAGGGGCCGGCATCATTCCAAGCGGGCCGATTGGCCTCGAGTTGCAAGCGACCGTGAGGCGCGTTTTCGCCCAGATGGTCGTCATCTTAATATACAAACAGAACCCGCTTTTAGCGTTGCTTCTCCGGAATGCAATCCGCGCCTCGGGCGGCGTCTCGCCGTACACCCAGCCGGTGCAGACCGGGCAGTACGTCCAATCAAGCTGGATTGGGCCCGCCGGGCAGTTCAACCTGCCCCAGGACGTCGCCGCGACGGTCAATGCGGAATTTAACATGTGTTGTCTGGCCACGCCGGTGAGCTCGCTCGGCCTCGAGCAGCTGGTGACCCAGGACGCGATCGCGGTCGCCTCGCGCCTCATGCTCAAGCTGAACGACCTGAAGAACTCCAGCCTGCAGGCGCTCACCACGGCCCTGTTTGGCCCGCCGGTGACCAACGTCCTGCAGATGTTCAGCCTGCAGGACGCCTACGGCAACGCCGCCACCGCGCCCACCTTCGGCGGCTTAAGCCGGGCCACTTATCCAGACTGGCAAGCCCTGGTGACGACGGCCGCCGGCGACATCCTGACCCGCACCGCCTTCATCCCCAACATGCTGGCCGCGGTGAAAAATTCAGGCGGCGAGGCGTTGGACTTCGTCGTGATGAGCGTCGAAGACTGGACGACTTTGTTGACGGATTTCATGAGCGTCGAAAGGTATAACAACGACCCGAGCTCGAGGTGGGGCAAGGATGACCCGGTCAACAGCGGCTTCCGGGGCTTGTTGTTAGGCGATACCCCCCTGTTCTTTGACTTGAATTGCCCACAGGGCACTGCCTACGGATTCAATAGCAAATACATCACGTTGGTGATCCACGAAGATGCAAATTTTGCATGGACCGGCTGGTATTCGACGATCCCGCAAGGCCAGATTGCGAGCGTGGGCCTATCGCTCACTGCGCTCAATTTGGT